AGAAGAGGTTACTAAATGAAAAGTTTTAAGATGTTTGAGAGTGATGCATATCATTCCGGATTATCTAAATCTAGTAAAGCAAAAAGGCAAGCTCAATTTAAAAAGCAAGCCGATATGGATGACGATGACCCGAATGCGTATAAGCCAGCGGTAGGAGATAAAACAGCAAAGACTCGTAAGTCTACACATACAACAAAGATGCAGAAGATGTATCCTGATGTATATGAAGAAAGTAAGTCTGATAAGTCATTAGCAAAGAAAGCTAAAGCTTCTGGTATGCCTCTTGGAATCTTAAGAAAAGTTTATAATCGTGGAGTAGCTGCATGGAAAACTGGTCATAGACCAGGAACAACACCTGAACAGTGGGGACATGCAAGAGTTAATTCATTTGTAACTAAATCATCTGGCACTTGGGGTAAGGCTGATAAAGATTTAGCTGATAAAGTAAGAGGTTAATATGAAATCATTTAAAGCATTTGAAAATAAAGATGAGTTCTCACCTCATATGATGTATGATCCTGAAACAAAGAAGGGTTATAAAGCAAAGACATATGACGATCATATGAGAATGAAGAAGCTAGGTTATGTACATGACTTAGATGAGTTAGGTCCAGCTGCAATGAAGAGACGTAAAAGAATGCAGGATCGTTTACAAAAGACTATGAAAAAATATGGTGATGCTGCTAAGATGGGTATTCCAGCAGATCAAGTAAATCAAAGACGGAATGCCCCAACTCGGAAGAAAACTTAAGCTCGGCCTTTTAATTATGGCAACACTAACACTACCAACACAAGCAACGGTTAACGTAGTATCAACTACATCTGATTATTCTGCTAAATCCAATCTAAAAGAAACTGTAGGCTCATATATGACTGAGGCTACTATGTTAGTATATGATGAAATATTAAGATACCAGCGTAATGTACAGTTTACAAATGGATTAGATGAAGCTGCACTTGCTGCATTTGACTTTGATAATTTTGCAGGTAATGTTCTTTGGTTGATGGATGAATTAGTTGGTGTAGAATCTGATTGGATACAAAATGCTTCGCCAGGAATTAAAGATAATACTGCTTATGGTTATGTGCAATTTACAAAAGATAGTGTTGAAACAGCGGTTAATCGTTATCGATATCACATTGAAAAATTTAATTCACGTTCTATTTTAGGTAGAAGAGATTGGCAACCTCGTGGATATAAAAATTCTACAGGATTATTAGGTGGTACTAAGATGAAATATCCTAAATGGTTAACAGATCTTGAAGATGCAATTCAAGGGGAATTGATTGGCACAGCATATATATCATATTATGACCATAAGAAAGAAATGAATAAATTAACCTATGACCAGATGTTAGCTTTGGCATTTGTTCACCTACATAGAGCAGAATCTAAAGATTATAACTTTGTGCAGTTAGCAAAAGGTGATGTAACAGCTGCAAAAGAGATATATTCAATAAATCATCACACAAATCCTGATGCCAAAACCCTAGCACGTATGGAATTATTCTTCCAAATTCATTAAAGGAAGTCTTGTTTTATATAAATAACTCTATATAACAAGGAAACATCATGGCAAAACCTAATTCAAGATCGACATTACAAGATTACTGCTTAAGAAATTTAGGTGCACCTGTAATTGAAATCAATGTAGATGAAGATCAATTAGAAGATCGTACAGATGACGCTATACAATTCTATCAAGAATATCATTCTGATGCAGTAATACGTGAATATATTAAGCATGAGCTTACTGCAACTGATATAACAAATAGTTATATTACTGTTCCTGATGCTGTGACATCAGTTGTTCGCTTATTAAAGATTAATGCTTCAACTGGTAGTTCATTATTTGATATGGGTTATCATATGCGTATGAATGACATCTTTATGTTGCAAGGTTTAGGAACACAGATGCAAGAATATACGATGGCACAACAAAAGTTATCATTAGTCGATCATCTATTAAATTCTCATGAGCATATAAGATTTAGTAGACATATGAATAGAATACATATGGATGACGGATTCGGCAATTTAAATGCTGGAGATTTTATTGTATTAGAGGTATTTAGTATTATAGCTCCAGACACTTATACAGATGTGTACAACGATCATTACTTGAAAAAGTATCTTACATCATTAATCAAGCGCCAATGGGGTGCTAACTTAATGAAGTTTCAAGACTTTCAATTGCCAGGTGGAATAACTTTAAACGGTCGCCAGATCTATGAAGATGCGATTGAAGAAATTCAGGGGTTAGAAGAAGAAGCTAGGCTAATATGGGCCATGCCAGATAACTTTTTAATGGGGTAATTAATGGCTACATCAGTATATTTTTCGGGTGCTGTAAAATCTGAACAGGATCTGTATGAAGATCTTGTAACAGAAAGTATTAAAGTATTCGGACAAGACGTGATATATATTCCACGCACTCGTATATCAGAAGATGCTTTACTCAATGAAGAGTTTAGTGAGTTCACAGCTGCATATCCAATAGAAATGTATTTAGAAAGCGCTGAAGGTTTTGAAGGCGATGGTAATCTATTAGGTAAATTTGGTTTAGAGATTCGTGATCAGGCAGACTTTGTAGTAACAAAAAGACGCTGGGATTCTGTTGTAGGTGTAAATGTTAATGATGCTAATTTAGGTTATACTGAAAAAGGTAAACCTGCTGAAGGTGATCTCATTTATATGACACTTACTCAAAGATTATTTGAGATACGTTATGTAGAACCTAAGAATCCATTCTATCAATTAGGAAATCTACCAACCTACACAATGACAGCTGAGTTATTTGAATACAATGACCAACACTTTGATACTGGTTATGATGAGATTGATGCTATTGAATGGAATAACGCTACATCATATAGCTATGTTCTTACAACAAGTACAAACTCATATAAACTTGGTGAAGAAGTTAAACAATGGACTGGAACAAATGACACCGCTTCTCCAGCTCAACCGATTAATGTTGTAGGCTATGTTGCAGGTTGGGATGGTGACAATAATAGAATAACAATTATATCACCACATCAAAGTACAAATGGTGATGGTACATTCATGCAATTCTCTGTACAGGCTGCATCAAATAGAAAACTTGTAGGTACTGAATCTGGTACATCGTTAAACATTGTAACAGATGAAACTACAACAATAACACAATATAATACAGATCCATTTGCTGATAATGACGAATTTGAAGTTGCTGGTGATGATGTTATAGACTTTACAGAATCTAATCCGTTTGGTGATCCATAATGTTTGAGAATCATTTTTATAACGAATCAACTCGTAGAATGGTATCCGTATTCGGATCTATCTTTAATGACATGGAAGTCGTAAAGAAAGATGCCGCTGGTAAGATACTTAGAGAAATTAAAGTACCTCTTGGTTATGCACCGAGAAGTAAAGTACTTGCACGTTTAAACGAACAAACATCTGATCCAAAGCTAGCAATTAAATTACCAAGGTTATCATTTGAAATAGCTTCTATGGACTATGACGCAAATGCACGTGTGTCTAAACATAAGAATTATACAAAGGTTATAACAGGTGATACATTACAATTAAATAAGTTAGGTGCTCCCGCTGTTTATAAAGTTGGATTTGAATTAAATATTATGGCTGCTACACAAGATGAAGCTCTGCAATTATTAGAGCAGATACTTCCAATGTTTCAACCAGAATATACAGTAACAATAAAAGATATTCCAAGTATGGATATCAAAACCGACACTCCTATTATATTAGAGAGTGTTACTATGAATGATGATTATGAGGGTGATTTAGTTACGAGGAGAGCTATTGTTTATACTTTAGGTTTCTCAACTCGTATTCGTTATTATAGAGGTATAGGTAAGAGTAAACAAATTCTCCAAACAGAAGTTGATTATTCAGAGAATGTTGATCCTACGACTCATAAATTTGAGACACAAAAGATAGTGGGTACAACCACATCTGATGGTGCTGGTGGTTTTAAAGAACCATACACCGAAACGATTAACTTTTTTGACACTGACGTATAGAGGAGAATACAATGTACAGATTTAATGCACGATTAGTAAGAGTTGTTGATGGAGATACCATTGATGCAGATATAGAATTAGGTTTTTCAGTATTCATGAGGGATAGAATCCGTTTAATGGGTATAGATACACCTGAGAGTAGGACAAGAAATTTAGCAGAGAAATCATGGGGACTTGCTGCTAAACACAGATTAATTGAACTATTGGCAGAGACCGATGGTGAATTTACCTTAGTTACAGAAGATATGGAGAAAGGTAAATTTGGAAGAGTACTTGGTACGATTGAGGTTAATGGCAAAGATGCTAACCAAAGTCTTATCGAAGAAAACTTAGCTATACCATATGAAGGCGGCAATAAAGATGAGAGCCGTACAAAGTATGGTGTAATGGAATTATGGAATACATATTATGAAAACCCACAAGAACACGATGACGACCATGAGCACGGAGATGAAAATCCAGAAGCCCACATTGACTGGCACGAAAAGTAAAATTGACGCGGACTTCGAAAGAGTCCGTAGAGATTTATTTGATTTGTCCACGCAAGGTGAAGAAGCCATAGAGCTTATGATGGAACTTGCACGTGAGTCAGAACACCCAAGAGCATTCGAAGTTCTTGGGCAATTAATCAAACAAAACGCTGAGATAGGTGAAAAAGTTTTAAAGCTTCATAAGAGTAAGAAAGAACAGGATAAAACTGATGACCCTACAGCAATTGCTCAACAAGGAGCAACTAATAACAATGTTTTTATTGGCTCAACAGCTGAGCTACAGAAGATGTTACGTGATGAAAAGGTAATAGAAACAGAACCGGACTTATTTGAAAAATGAGAGAAACAAACTACTTAGGCAATCCGAATGTTCGGGGTGCCGATGTAGAACATCCATGGACTAAAGAGGAATTAAAAGAATACAAGAAGTGTTTAGATGATCCTAAATATTTTGCTAAAAAGTATTGTAAAGTAATCCACCTCGACAAAGGCTTAATACCCTTTGACCTATACCCGTATCAAGAGAAAATGTTTGACTCATTTACGGCTCATCGCTTTAATATAGTTCTGGCATGTCGTCAGAGTGGTAAATCCATTGCTGTGGTCGCTTATCTTCTGTGGTATGCTATATTCTTTGGTGAACAAGTTGTAGGTGTACTAGCAAATAAGAATGCTATTGCACGAGAGATGTTAGCACGTATTACTCTTATGTTAGAAAACCTACCATTCTTTTTACAACCAGGTTGTACTGCACTCAATAAAGGATCCATTGGATTCTCTAATAATAGTAGAATCATTGCAGCAGCAACATCATCAAGTTCTATTCGTGGTATGTCACTTAACCTTGTATACCTAGATGAGTTTGCATTTGTAGAGAATGCATCAGAATTTTATACATCAACATATCCAGTTATCTCATCTGGTAAAACATCTAAGATTATTATCACATCTACAGCAAATGGAATAGGTAATATGTTCCATAAGTTATATGAAGGTGCAGTGCAAGGAACAAACGAATTTACACCAACTCGAGTAGACTGGTGGGATGTACCAGGAAGAGATGCAGCATGGAAACAAATGACTGTTGAGAATACATCTGAACTCCAGTTTGACCAAGAATTCGGTAATAGTTTTCACGGCACAGGAAACACTTTAATATCTGCTGATGTATTATTAGCATTAAGATCTACAGAGCCACAAGAATACTATAATAATGTAAAGATCTTTGACCAACCTCAAGATGGACACAGTTATCTTATGTTTGTCGATGTATCTCGTGGAAGAGGCCAAGACTATTCTACATTTACAGTCATAGATATCTCATGTAACCCCTTTGTACAGGTATGTACATACCGTGATAATATGATAAGCCCTTTATTATTTCCTGACATGTTATACAAGTATGCTATGCATTATAATGAGGCTCATGTAATAGTAGAATCAAATGATGCAGGACAAGTAGTATGTAATGGTTTATATTATGATTTAGAATATGAGAACGTATTTGTAGAGTCTATGATTAAGGCAAATGCTATTGGTGTTACAATGACGAGTAAGGTTAAACGAATCGGTTGTTCTAACCTTCGTGATATTATGTCACAAAAGAAATTAGTGATAAAAGATGAAGAAACAATTCGAGAAATGTCGACATTTGTGGCAAAAGGTAGATCTTACCAGGCAGATCATAACTCACACGATGATCTTATGATGAACTTAGTGATGTTTGGATGGTTCACATCTACACCATTCTTTGCAGAATCAACAGATATTAATATGAAAAACCTATTATATAAGCAAAAAGTAAAACAATTAGAAGATGAAGTCATACCTGTAGGAGTTATGCCTGAGAGAGAAGATAACCATCATCCGTTCGGACCGGGGTGGGAAACCTATAAACCTTAATAAGTATAAATAAGTATATTGAGAAATGCACGTATTATGATAAATCTTATAATTAACATGAAGGAGTTTAGATGGCTAATCTAGTTTCGCCTGGAGTACAGGTAAAAGAAATCGATTTGACCAATGTCGTTCCGTCAGTATCATCAACAATAGGAGCTATGGCCGGTGCGTTCACGTGGGGTCCAGCAAATGAGATATGTACTGTTACATCGGAAACTCAATTGGTCGAGAAGTTTGGTGAGCCCAATGCGGACACATTCGAAAGTGTTCTATCGGCAGCCCAATTTCTAAGCTATGGCAACAACCTAAAGGTTGTCAGGGCCGTTGGAACTTCAGCACGTAACGCAACAGCGTCAGGTACTGGAATTTTAACACAAAACAAGACCGTATTTGACGGTCAATCACCTGCAGCAGGAGACTGGGCGCAAGCTCGTTACCCTGGTGTTAGAGGTAATGCGGTAGGAGTTTCGGTTCTTACGGCAGGTCAAACAGGTACAGCATGGCAGTTAAGCAATGTCGAAAGTGTACCAGGAACATCAGCAGGAGCGGCCGCGGTTGGCGGTTCTAATGATGAAATTCACCTATGGGTTTATGACGTAGATGGTACAATTACAGGAGCGGTTGGTACTGTTCTTGAATATTGGACTTATTTGTCACAAGCAAGCGATGTTAAAGGTTCAGATGGTTCAACATTATATTACAAAGATGTAATTAATGCTGGTTCAGAATGGGTCTTTATCGGAAACGCACCAGCAGCTTTATCTGAGTCAGGAAATTCTGCGGTAGGTGAAACATTTGTTACTGTAGCTTCATTCTTTATTGCCTTAACCGGCGGTATTGATGATAACGTTCTTTCAGTTGGTGAAACAACTGCGGGTTATGCGTTAATGGCAGATGCAGAAACAATTGACACTAACTTAATATTCCAAGCAAACTCTTCATTGAGTGCAGCTGATACAAGAACATTAAGTAATTTCATAACTGCCCAAGCGGCAGCAAGAAAAGATGCGGTAGGCTTTGTCTCTCCTGAAAGAGCGGCAACAGTAAACGCAGCGGCACCAGCTACTTCGGTAGCAGCATGGAGAACAGCATTAACTTCAACGTCTTACGGCTTTGCAGATAGTGGTTCTTTATATGTGTATGACAAATACAATGATGTATATCGTTGGATTGCAGCGGCAGGATCTATGGCAGGACTATCAGCAAATGCTGATTTAGTTGCTGATGCATGGTTCTCACCAGCTGGTTTTACACGTGGTAACGTTCGCAATGTTACTAAACTAGCATGGAACCCTAACCAAGCAGAAAGAGATGCATTATACAAGACGGGTGTAAACCCTGTTGTAACTTTCCCTGGTCAAGGTACAGTGTTATTTGGTGATAAAACTTTACAAAGCAAGCCAAGTGCTTTTGATAGAATCAATGTTAGGAGACTATTCATTGTTCTTGAGCAAGCAGTTAGCGTAGCATCGAAAGCGTCATTATTCGAATTTAATGATGAATTTACGAGAGCTCAATTTAGAAATATGGTTGAGCCTTTCTTAAGAGATGTTCAGGGTCGTAGAGGTATTACAGACTTTAAGGTTGTTTGTGATGGTACTAATAATACTGGTGCTATTATAGATACTAACAAGTTTGTAGCTGACATTTATATCAAACCTGCAAGATCTATTAACTTTATAACCTTAAACTTTATCGCTACAAGAACTGGCGTAGAGTTTAGTGAAATCGCGGGAGGTAATTAAAGATGGCAATATTAGGCGTAGATGATATGAAAGCCAAACTAGTTGGCGGCGGTGCTAGACCTAATTTATTCAAAGTAACAATGAGCTTTCCAAGCTACGTTACTGCGAATGTTGAGTTGGCATCTTACATGTGTAAAGCGACTTCAATGCCGGCAAGCACGATTGCACCGATTGCT